GGTCTGATACCCCTGAGATGGCACTAAGTAACAACAGTGTATGCTATACAGAGAAGCCTGACATTGGTATCTTCATGAAGGAGTGGACTTCTTTATATGAATCTAAGTCAGGTGAGCGTGGTATCTTTAACAGGGAAGCGGCTATCAAACAAGTAGAGTCTATAGGTAGACGTGACACTGACCACCTGTTTGGTTGTAACCCTTGTAGTGAAATCATTCTTAGAGATGGACAGTTCTGTAACTTGACTGAGGTTGTAGTCAGAGCAGAAGATAAACAGAAAGACATCATGCGTAAGGTTAGACTAGCCAGTATACTTGGTACCTTCCAAGCTTCACTGACTAACATCAAACGTCTGCGTCCTAAGTGGGTACACAATACAGAAGAGGAAGCATTACTAGGTGTGTCATTGACTGGCATCATGGACAATGAGTTCATGAATGGTAACAACACAGACAGAGGACACTATGGTAAGCGTAGCCTACCTGACTTCTTATCAGACTTAAAGAAAGAAACTGTTAAGACTAACGAGCATTGGTCAGAGTTACTAGGTATTCAACAAGCTACTGCAACTACTGCTATTAAACCTAGTGGTACAGTCAGTCAGCTAGTAGATAGTGCCAGTGGTATACACACTAGACATAGTGATTACTATATCCGTAGAGTTAGAGCAGATGCTAAGGACCCAATAGCACAGCTAATGGAGGACCAAGGTATACCTGCTGAAGCTGACGTTATGAAACCTAACAGTGTGAAAGTATTCTCCTTCCCTATGAAAGCTCCTAAGGGTGCGGTAACTAGGAACGAGAGAACTGCTATTGAACAACTAGAGCTATGGCTTATGTATCAAAGATACTACTGTGAGCACAAGCCTAGTGTAACCATTAGTGTTAGAGAACATGAGTGGATGGATGTAGGTGCGTGGGTATACAAACACTTTGATGAAGTGTCCGGTGTATCTTTCCTACCACACTCAGACCACACATATCAGCAAGCACCATACGAAGAGTGTGATAGAAAGACTCATGATGAACTAGCTTGGAAGATGCCTAGCGAAGTTAACTGGGATTTGATTAGTGAGTATGAGTTGACTGACCAAACTGTCAGCACTAAAACCCTAGCCTGTACTGGTAGTGTATGTGAACTTGTTGACTTAGTAGAAGAAGAGAGGGATATAGAATGATAGAAACAGCCTTACTTATTTTAGCTTTACAACTTTTAATAATTAAATTGGGAGAATAATATGTGGTATAATAAAGGAGTAACACCTTACGTTGTTATGTTTCTTAATGTTAAACTTAAAAGGAGTAATTATGAAAGACATGATTAATCAAGTTCTTGAAAACAAATCGCTTACTGTGTTTCTAGGTGTAGTGATTGTTGCATTGGTATTCGGATGGCTAGGTGCCCCTGCCGGTGCATAAGATGTTTAATAGGGGTCTTGTTCAATTGGACAGGACCTCGATACTCTACTTAAAACTAAGGAAACATTATGCCCTTAAACAAAAGCAACGACATAAAAGAATTAAAGAAGTTTGACATTGACTTGTCATTCGGACAACAGTGGGAACAATACATAGATGAAATGTTCTCCGGTGCTAAGACTTGTGAAGTAAAGACTGAACGTGACAGATGGGCACAGACTGGAAACATCTGTATTGAAAGTCAAAGCTATGGTAAGCCTAGTGGTATTGAAGCTACCGAAGCTGACATGTGGGTACACAATCTAACAGTTAACAACGAGTTAATATGTAGCCTTGTGTTTCCTGTAGATAAACTAAAAGAAATCCTACCTAAGTTACCTAAGAAAAGTGTAATGGGTGGAGATAATAATGCGAGTAAGTTACAGCTAGTTAACCTAGTTAAACTTATGGAAGTGATAAAGGATTTGTAAACAACCCTTTAAACCTGTCTAATTCTTCTGCTGATTTTAACCTTTCTTTCATGTTAGGCTTACTAGGCTTCTCATATTGCTGAGAAAAAGTCTTAGTAATATCAGCAGTAGACCCATCCTCAAAAGATTTACGTATGGCTTTCCTAGCCTTTCCTCCTATCTCTAATGCTCCTGTATAGTTTCCTTTAGCATCGTAGTTATCATTGTATACAGCATCAGCCATAAACTTAACTTGTGATTCAGCTGAGTCATTTAACCCTTCCTTCTCTAAGTATTTAAAATAGTATGGCTTTTGATAGTCAAATTGGAAGAGTCCATATCCGGGTCCATTGTCCTGCTTTTTAGTGTAGTCATAGGTATACCCTGTTTCAACAGCAATGTTGGCTAGAACGCCAGTTATGGCACGCTCAGGCAGGTATTGAGATAACAGTCCTGCTATGTATATGGGGTTGGACATTAATCTAAATCGTAAAACATTTTAACAAACTCTTCTTTACCTTCTTCTGGTAGTTGATAAAGAACTTGTTTCATCTCATTACTATCTAACTGCTTAATTTGTTTTTTAAGCTCTGCTTTATTATTTCCAGTACCACTAAGGTCTGCTAAATATTCTTCCCTCTTATCAGGGTTCCCTATACTATCAAAGATTTTTCCTGAGTCCCATGAAAAGTCGTTGTTAAACATTCCTGCCATTTTATTTTCCTCTTATTATATATCTCGCCATGACTTAGGCAAGGCTGAGTTTTCAAACAAAGCTCCTTTACCCGGTAGGTTAGGAGTTATTCTCTTAATGATTCCATTTAAGTCACCTGTGGTTACATCTTGGAATGTATCAAAGACATCAGTAGCTGTAGGACCTAAGATATTTCCAAAAGCACCTGAACCTCTTTCTTTAATATCAATCATTGTATCAAACCATAAACCGGCACCACCTGCGTTTCCTATGCCTGCAATCAATAGCTCTAAAGCATTTCTATTTTCTTCTATGTCTTTACCTGATGCTAAGGCTCTTGTAATTTCAGCAGCATTTCCTGCAAAACCTGCAGCTACTAGATACAAAGCTAAAGGTTTAGCATTACCATGTATAAACAACTCATCTGCTACGTTACGCTTTAAGAATCTTGCTTGATAAAACATAAACGATTTAAACTTAGTCATTAGTTTAAACCAAGGCTTGCTCCAGTTAACTGGTAAGTTTCCTGACTCACCTGAAAAGTTTACAAACTTATTAAACATGTGTCCACTAACAGCCAAGTCTTGCTCAGATAGCTGTGCTTTAAACGGATTACCTACTCCTAGTTCTTTTAATTCTCTCTCAAGTTTAATTGCTTTAGTTGAGTTTCGTCTGCCCTCTGATACTAGCTTCATTAATTTATTATGTAAAGAATTAACATGACCGTAACCCATCATACCTGCAGCTCTTCTGTTCATTCTCTCAACACTCATAAACCCAGTACCTCTTAAAAACTCAGTAGGTTCATTTAAAAATTTAAGAGGACCTTTAAATTGTTTATCAATAATCCTAGCACTAGGAGCATTTTCTGTAGCAATACGAGCTAAGTCCATTTCACCTAATACACCTACATTATAAAAAACTTGTTGGTCCCTCTTGGTTCTAATGATTGCTCTAGCAATAGCAGAGATAGCTCTGAATGGAGCAGTTAACATACTTCCTGACTTACCTAATAACACAGTACCGTTAACAAAAGACTGAGTAGCGTTAGGTATAGCAGCTAGTCCTAGCTTATGGTTTTGTATAGCATTAATCTTAGCTACTGCTCTAGCAACTTTAGGGTTTTCCATTGCTGCTCTAATAGTAGCTGACCTACTAGCATCACCAATTTGTGTATAGTATACCTCTTCTATATCCTTAGCTTGTCTGTTAGCTTTTTCTGTCTTTTGATTTTTTAGGTCTTTAATAAACTTTCTAAACTTTTCATCATTAGAGCCAAATCTTTTTGCATACTCATTTCTTCTTATAGTATCAGCAAAGAATTTAGTCCACCTGTCAGCAGGGTCAGCCATAAACGGGTCTAGTTCTCTTTCTAATCTTTCAGGCAACTTAAACTTTCTTTCGTTCTCTAAATGAGTAGAGCGTTTCATGTCAGTACCTTCGATAGACTTTAACTGAAACATGTTTCTAACTGACTCAGGACTAGCATTAGAATTAATTACCTCATCAGAAAGTTTTTTATTTCCTGTAATGC